GCTTGCCATTGAAAATACCGAAATGTGATCGACCAGCATCAAGAAGAGATGACCAATGAGAAGGAAAACACTCAAAGATCATTCGCTTCGAAATGGTGTCGCTAGCAGAAGAGAAGTCAACGGTAGCCAGGCTAGAATCTTTCGATCCTAACTTTGCCAATCGCTGATTAATCTCCTGAGAGTTAAGGTTGATCCCATGTCCAAGAAGGCGCCTACGAATCATAGAGCCAATAGCTTTTTGAAACCAGAGATTAATCCCTGGCTCAATTGCTATGACTCGATCAGTAAACGCATCCTTGGGGACAGTGACAATTTGGTTTCCGATATCAAACGTAGGAAAACCTATCTGTTTAAGATGGGCATCCCACATAGGATATGCTGCTGGAAAGCAGTTGGAAACTAAATAGTACAAATCGCGCGTTATTCCAGTTTCACACTGGAATTTATTGGTAGCTGTAGCCATTACCCCTTTAATACGGGTAGTGACACCAGGACCCCAATTTGCCTCATCAAAGAGCTCTTCGGGTGAATAACCGACCAACACACTTGACACTTTCCGTATAAATGCGTTAAGCAGATATACGTTAGGCCCATGGTAATTTGGGTCTAAGTCGAGGCGTGCAAACCGGCGATTCGTTTGCTTACAAAGCTCTTCCATCTGGAAGAACTTATTAATTGCTACTTGCTTTATATCTATACCAGTTTCTAAAAAATTGGCCTTAGATACAAGCTTCGTAGCAGCGTAAGCATCACGACACTCAACTAATGAATTATAGTTGAGTGGGTCGAAGTCCAAAGTTTTCAACTGGCTAGGATCATCACGAATGATGATATAGACAGCTAAAGACCGAGGACAATCGAGACCTATAAGAGCTTCTTGAATTGCAGAGAAGGTTGTTCTCTCTGGCACGCGAAAAGCTAGGCTCTGCGAAAGCAGAGCCTTACTATACTTCTTAGAAGACATAGTAGTTCTCCTGTTGAATTCTGCTCCTACCCTATTTTACATAGAGTACCTCAAAAAGAACTGAGGACCCTAGGTTAGTAGGGCTTATCGAGCGTCATTACGGCCGATGGAAGTGGACTACCAGTAAGATCGGTAGGCAAATCGTCGGACGCATTGATCGTCACGAGAAAGAGGCTTAACACTTTTGAGAAAAAAGCTGTTCTCTCAAGAAGTGTACACCTCTCAGGAAGCAGAAACTCAAGGTTAGCAGTCAAGTCGTAAGCCTTGGTAAAAACCGTGGCCGGCGGCACTTGCTCTAACACAGGTTGAACAAACTTTGCTTGAACACGCGTGACACGGGACGTCTTGGTAGGCGCTCGTGAAAGTAGTGTCAAAGCTGGATACCCGATCTGATTTCCACCAGATCGATCTACCCACTTCGCGACTCCAGAAAGGTTAAAACCTTCAGGGTCGAGATTGCCGGGTGAACCAGCAACCGAGACATCAACGCCAATCGTCGCGCTAGTTGTGCGCATCAGACTGCCGAGGATGGAGCTCGTTTTAATAGAGGCGATAGCGCCCATTTGCTTCCTTTGCAATTGAATTACATTTAGATGAGAAGAAATCAGCTCATTTGGTTAGAAGCCTAGTAACAAGTGCTGCAGCGTTTGCTGCATGTATAAGGGAAAGAGGGTTCTTCAATTTTGGAGTCGATGGACTAGGAAAGTTCGAAAGAACAGACCTATTCATCGTAACCCGAAAACCAAAGCAACTCCCCTTATCCTTTAGCACATAACTGTTAAGAGGATTCACATCAACATGAGTATAGTTTTCACTCACCTTAAGGAGGACGTTCGATTTTGTAAAATAGGTCTTGTACCCACTCATGAAAGTCAACCCTTCAAAAGCCGAAAAGGCTTGAATGGCTGATCCAATAGGTAGGAACCAGTCTACTACAAAACTGAACGGAATTAGCTCCCAAGCTAATGAAACGGGAGAGGTTAAGCCGAAACCCGCCATAGTATTGACAAGCTTACTGTCAAGTTGGTAACGAATACCAATTTTACAGACGGTAGACACTTTCTCGTAATAAAATCGAGTCCGTGGACTACCGTTTGGATTGGTAGCGTAAACAACTTTTCGAATAACGTTTGTCGTCTTACGGCGAGAAGCGGTGACAGATTGAATGCCTGGACTCTTTTTCACATAAGTGCGAAAAGCCCCGACTGCTGCGTCTAAATCTTGAACGAGAGGAAGCCATCCGTATCTGTATTCTAGCCATAACTGCGCTAGGAGACCGACACCGGATAAGCCGCTCTTTCGTAAGAGCTTTAGACCGCGAACAAACGAGGATGAGCCTTTGGCATTCCCGAGAAAACGGCGAACAGACTCTGG